ATTAGAAGATATCAAGGAAAGACTATGAAAACACTCTGTAGCTGTTATAACATGAACTGGAACCGTGTGTCAGCGACTTGCTCTCACTGTGGCCGTAAGATTAACGGAGGTGCTTAGCGTAGAATCGGGTTGGGGTTGCGAGTTTGGTGCGTTATCGTGCCTTCAAAGTGCGTTATTTCTGCAATCCCATGCCTAATGCTTCCTTGATTGGTGTAGATTTGTTTTTCTTCATTCCTTCCGCCAAAATTGGCATAAGTTTAGATCCAAGTGCCTGAACATACCATGCTTCATTTTTTAAGGAGTCGGCAACACTGTGCATAAGAGAAAGTTGCCCTCCTTCTTCAGAATTTTTCATTTCTCTTGCTACATTGCCCATTGCACCTGACCAAAACTTTTGCATATTCTCTCGGGCTTTAGGAAGCATATATTCCTCAAAATCAATTAACATCTGTTCTCTTATTCTCTTAACGATTACTTCTAATGCTTCCAGTAATGTAGCATCACTCTCGCTATCTAATAACCATTCTTCAATTCTTTTCTGAGTCTTTAACGGAATCCAATAAGTATAGATTAGCAAGTATAACAAAAAGCTCAAGGCCCATATTAGTGCGAACTCGGTGTCGGTCATTTAATTGCATCCTTAATTAAATCTATAGAAATATTCCATCCCTTTCGTATCATACAAGAACTTATCCATGCAGGGCCTAAAAGATAATAGGATCCAAATGGTAAATTGTTTTTAGCGTTCATTATGCAATTAGCAAAAGCGGTTTTAAATTCTGGATTATCTGGAAGAATATCGTCTACTGTTTCCGCTATTGGGTCAGTAATTTGTTTTTTACCTTCTTCTATAATATCTTCTGCTGTTGGAACTTCTAAATCTTTAATCCAGTCTATAACTTCCTGTAAAACGTCAAAAGTTTCATCTATTGTGTGATAAATAGAAGCTAAAACAACAGGTCTTGGAATATTTAGATCTATTGTTGGTATAGTTTCAGCTATCGCAATAAATTTAGCGGTTGCATCTGCTCTCTTATCAAACCTACAAGCCCCTAACCACAATCCTCCAATAATAACAGGTTGCAGAACCGATACTATAGGAGGAATAAATCTATTCCATTTTATAGATTTAAATAATTCTTCAAAATCCTTTTGGGAGTCTGGAAGTTTCATATCTTATAACCAGTTAGCATACAAGAGATTGCACCATTGCTACCGGATTGGGTAGCCTGAACCTGAACTGTTGAATTAGGAGGTATAACAAACTCGAACATTTTAGGCTGTACTCCTAAATTAAAATCCACTATTACAATCTTTTCTACAAATAATCCTATCCCATCTACCTGAATCGTATAACTTAACGTTTCACCAGCACCCATACTACTCCAATCTATTCCTATCATCACTCTTGTTAAAAAATAGTCAGAGGGATTAGTGTAGTTGAGGAGGGTTAGAGCAGAAGAGGTAAGACTTTTTTGTCCACTCCAACCGTATATGTAACCCTCTTTAACTCGACTGACACTTTCACTTGGGCCTAAACTCATCCGTAATACTCACCGACTAACATAGCACATGATTCTTTATCGCCAGAACTTCCATAAAAATCAACAGTTACATGAGTTAAGGGTGGTATGATCATATAATAATTATCACTATCAGCAGGTTGTCTTCCTGCATGAGGGGCCGTATAAAATTCTGTTAATACTATTTGTCCGTTAAATTTAACTTCAAATCTATAGTCAATCCCCGTAATGGTATTACCAGCTATATTCATCTTTAAAGTTTTTAAATAAATATAACCTTTACCTGTGGTAAAATCTAATAATGTGGCGGTAGAACTTGCACTCGAAACTACTCCAGAGTAAGCATAACAGTGATCACCTATCATGCTAAGACCCTTTTGAGGGCCTGTAAATATGGCGTTAGAACCTATCTTCTCTTTAGCCATGCTTATTCAAAATATAGAGTCACACTTCCAGACGAAGCGGTTGCACTTCCTCCAGAAGCAAACTGAATTGCAATTTGCAAATCTATATTATTAACACCGGCAAGAGGAAACGCTGTATCTTGTGAACCTGAAGTATTGACAATACCACTATCTGCAGTACCGTCACCATCTACACCCATTAAGGTAAAGTTCTGTTCTGACATATTAGATCCTAATAGTCTGCATACTACTGCATATCCTTTTGGATTAAAACAGGCAAAAGTATAATCTACTCTTGATATCCTTGAAGCCCCTTGCGGTACTTGTATGTTACCGAGAGAAGAACTTAACATATTATCCGTTAGGGAAAAATACGCTTTATCTGTCGGTGTGCTGTCAAATGTTCTCGTTATTGTTGTTGCACTCATTTTATAGTCTGAAGTAAAGTTTACTTCCTCCGAGTTTTAGGTTAGGAAACTGCCTTCGTGCAAAAGCACCGAGTATTGCTACTCCTCCGGCTGTTACTAATGTCTTACGTCCACCATCAGAAGCTATCATATTAACTGCATTTCTTGACAGTGTATTAAAAGCGGTTCCAAGTTGTCCGTCTGTTACGTCCTTAAGGACTCCTTCTGTTACAACATCTACACCCATGCCGATACCGACATCCTTAGTAGTTGTTCTTCCAGCGTTTAGGTATGAAGCTATTGCCAGTCCAGAAGCCATACCGCTAATAGATGGGTGGGGAATTGATTTTTTCATAGATCTCCTTTTGTTGTTTGAAGGTGATGCCCGTCTAACAGTTCGTTTAGAAGAAGTAGTCTTCCGTGACTTGGACGAGTTGTAAGATTTCTTGGAAATCAGTTTTCCATTACGGAAATACATAAACTTTCCTTTTTTATTTTTCTTCCGATAAACTCCGACAGGCATAATCAATTAATGTTTAATCCGTTATATAATACCATTTGCTACAGTTCCAGTTAAATAGCAATTACCTTATGTAATAATATGGACGAGCAAAAAGACTACTCAATAAAGCCTGACGTTTCCGCACCATTGAAGAAACGTGATTCCTACCTACGGGTTAAGGATGATGAACCTACATTAGTAACTGTTGATAATGTAGAAGAAGTAAATATTACTACAGACGGGGGTATTAAACAAGGTGTCAAGGTAGAATGTCGATTAGTGATTATGACAAAAGAAGGATCTTCTTTTTCATATTCTCCAGAACAGGAACCTAAGATAAAAGAATCCTATTCAACATCTACTTGGTATCTGTTAAAAGACTTTCAATCAGCATCACACTGGCCTAAGACTGGTATTTTTTATTGGGTATGGAAAGCAAGTGACGGTCTAAGGTGGGAGGAAGCGTAGTGTTTAACTGTAGTAAATGCACTAAGAATCAATACGGAGTCACTATGTATCAATGTTGGAAGTGTGAGATTATAGAACTATTAGAAGATATCAAGGAAAGACTATGAAAACACTCTGTAGCTGTTATAACATGAACTGGAACCGTGTGTCAGCGACTTGCTCTCACTGTGGCCGTAAGATTAACGGAGGTGCTTAGCGTAGAATCGGGTTGGGGTTGCGAGTT